GACCCATTAGCTGGTCGTACTGAACAGTCATGTATTCGGTTTCGTCATCGTCGCCCATCTTGAGAGGCAACTTGCTTTCCACGATTGCGCTAGGCAGAACCTTCTGGACCTCTTGAGCAATGACACCAGCAGACTTTTTACCGTCAGCAGTGTAGGTAAAGGTGTAACCGTTTAGCTGTGCAACCTTATCCAGAGCGCCATCAATCTTAACGATGTCAGTCTTTAGGCGTTCATCAGAGATTGTGGTTGAGTAAGCAATGACGTTGCCTTCGACGTGTAGGTCTCCACTATTGTAGAGGCGCATGTCCGTAGCGCCATCAAGAACCCAGTTCATTTGGGTTGTTTCAACACCAAAGTAATCATTAGTGTCACGACCCATGTAGAACAAATCCCCACGAGCGTCACTTTCAAGGCTGAAAGTTGTTCCTGATAAATCAAGCCCCGCACCAGCGGAGTAGGTGGTGTTTACATAGCTAGTAATGTAACCAGCGCCGTTAGTCAGCTGGTTGTTGTTCGTGATGTAGTTCGCGTTTGACGCGCCAGTAAAACCTAAGTTTGCCAGTGACAGTGAGATGTTAGCAGAGCCATTAAACGATACGCCGTTAATAGTACGGGCGGTTTGTAGCACGGTGGCTGACCCAGCGTTGCCAGAGGTCGCTTGGTTGCCGGAAGTATTTACCCCCGGAAGGTTAATATTAGCCGAGCCGTTAAACGATACCCCGCCAATAGTACGTGCAGTCTGCAGCGTAGTAGCCGTTGAGGCGTTACCCGATAGAGCCGCTGTGACTGTGCCTGCGGAGAAGTTACCCGAACCGTCTCGGGCTACAACTTTAGAGGCTGTGTTGGCGTTTGTGGCGTCTACACCAAGAGTGAGAGCAGTGCCTTCAGAAGCCGAGCCGCCACCCGTCAGGTATGAACCGTTAGCAACAGACTGGACGTAGTTTCCGGTCGTGTCGGTCCCTAGAGCAACAGAGTTTGCTTGGATCGTAGCAGTGCCAGTGACGTTCCCAGACCCGTCAAACGAGGCTGAAGTCCAAACCACATCGCCTGTCATCCCGATTGTTCGGCCAGTAGCTAACGCGGTGGCTGTAGAAGCATTGCCGCTCAAGGCACCTGTAATAGCGGCTGAAATTGTTCCTGCGCTAAAGTTACCCGATCCGTCCCTAGCAACAATAGTCGAAGCAGTGTTGGCGTTCGTCGCATTGGACGTAACTGTGAAAGTCCCGCCTTCGCTGGATACCGAGCCAGAGATACCCGTGCCTGAAGTAGCGCCCGCAGCAACATAGTTACCTGTAGTATCTGTGCCCAGTGCAACAGAGTTCGGCTGAATCGCAGCGGTCCCCGTAACATTACCTGTGCCGTCAAACGAAGCTGAAGTCCAAACTACGTCGCCTGTCATGCCAATGGTCCGGCCTGTAGCTAACGCAGTGGCCGAAGAAACCGGAGTGACTAAGGAGAACTCAGTGCCCGATATCGAAAGGCCTGTACCAGCAGTGTATATTGGGGCGTCAGAGACTAGCGCAAAAACAATGTTTGTTGTACCAAAAGTAATAACACCTGTCGTGGTCATCACGTCAAGCTCACCACCGTGAACCGTACCCTCAGTAATGAAGAACGCATCGCCTTCACCCAAGGCATCTGGATCACTTGGGGCGTAGGAATCAGCGTCTGTAGCTCGGGTAAGAACCCAGTTACTACTAGCAGAACCTACTGTAGTGACGGTATACACCCCGTTGTGCGCGGCGTTCGTTTGAAGCTGAACCATGACGCGGTTGGTTGCGCTAAGAGTAACGCCGTCAACAACTATAGCCGCTTGCGTGCCTGCGTTAGTTAGTGTTGCACCAACTCCGCTCGAACCGTTGCTATAGGTAGCGTTGAGGTTTGCAGTTGTTTCCGCCCGGCAAGGCTGGTGGTAGTGGATACCTGCCGCCGCAATCGTGTCAACATATTGTTTAGTAGCAGATTGTAGCGCCGCAGTCGGATTAGCGTTGAGGATCAAGTTGCCAGACATGGTGCCGCCAGCTTTGGGTAAAGCAGCTGCTGCTGTATTCGTAGTAGAAGTTAGAACCGCATCACGAGCAGCAATGTCTACGCCATCGACAGTCCCACCGACAACTAAGTTGTTCCCGATAGTTACGTTGTTGCTTAAATCCTCGACAACCGCTTTTCCAGCGGGGTAGGTCAGGAAAATATCCTTAGTACCTACGCCCCAGTTTACAGCACTGTTTGAGTTAGATGACGACAGAATTGTAGTCCGAGTAATAGAGTTACCAGAACTAGCGTAAGTGCCAACCCCTACTTCCCAATACACATTGTCAGATATTGCGTAGTACACAGTATCCGTGTTGGACGTGACCGCAGAGAACGCTTGGAAACCAGCGGCAGCGCCGCCAAGGGCATACGTACCCGTTCCCGTAGAGTTCGTGGTCTCTTTTACGCGGTCGGCTACGATAAACGCCATGGCTCAGACTCCTCTAAGTAAGTTTAAGCGATGCGTACGATAGCGTTTGAGGCATCCGCTGTTGGGAACTGAATAGTGAAAGTACCCGTTGTAGAGGTTTTATCAGCGCCAAAGTCCAACACCGCAACAGTTGGGTTGCCTGCTGCGCTACTGTTGTAGATCAACGCGCCTCGGGCAGTGATTGTTGCCGAAGTAAACGCAAGGTCCGCAAAGTCACACAACGCTGTTGTACCCGAAGCCACAGGAGTCGCACTTACAAGAGTGCCGCCCCCTGCTGAGTAAGACCCAGAGTTAGCCACTTCGTTTCCAGTGGTGTACGCAGTGGTAGCCGCCGTAAACGATGCGCTGTTAGTGTATAAGGCCAACTTAAACGTGTTACCCGATGAAGCAGTGAAGTTGTGAACGCCCTTTAAGATTTCCACCTTAAAAGAAGTGCACATAAAGTTACCCGTAAAGGCCATGTTAAAGTCTCCTCATTTTGTCAGCACAAATACCATTATACGCCGAATCTTGCAACATTTATTGCTTGGGTCGAATAACTCTACCAACTCGATACTCTTGAGTGGTCTCTTTAGCCTCACCAAGCATTTTCAAACCTGTCATAGCTTCTGCAAACTTAGAGTTATACATAGCCATTACATCTTGCTCGCCTTTCATAAATATGTAGGCCTCAACAAGGCTTCCATACAACAACGCCAGTTCAGCGTTTTCACTTAGCCAGGTTGTTCCTGACCCTGCGCCCGCAGTAAGACTGGCAGGTCGATATAGGTAATGCAGTTCACAAACATAGTTCTGATCAGGCGTAGGGGCCAAGATCATATTAGAAACATCGAACTGGGCATAGTATTGGGGAGTACCCTGTGTGCTAGGGTCTGGGGTATAGGTCTGGCAGAAAGATACGTCCTTGAACTCAACGAACGTTTTCGCCCCATTTGAGGTAAAGCTCAAAGAAAACGGAGCCAAAAAGTCTGAAGGAGAGGACAAGTACTCGTTACCTTGAGTCATCGTCGCGCTTGCATTCCGGCGGAACAAATCTAGCTGAACGTTCTTTAAAATGCGCTCTTCCGCAATTCTTATGAACAACGGTATATTGGTTACGAAAGTACTTTCCGTATTGTCCGTGTAATCTTGGACTGCAGTTTTTAACTCGTCGTATGTAAAACTCATGTTATAACCACCGTTACTACGCCGACAGAAGCCACAGGCGCTAAGTTATCTGGAGGGGAAAGCCCAGGAAGATAATTGTAACCTACCGGACTCCAACCCCATTGGGTAGCCCGCTGCTGTACAAGGTCTGATTCAGGGCGAGGATTTCTCAACGCCTGCGGATCGGGCCCAACGTTAGGCGGGTAAAGCTGCGGCTGCTTGGGATCATACTCGTCAGGGCCCACTTTGGCACCCGTCCACTCCACCTTCATCTCACGAAGACGGTAACGGCGACCAGACCGATCAGATATTCCCCAAGCGTGTTTTCCGCTAGCGTATGACATTAAACCCTCAAATAACGAATACTAGGCTGCAGTTTCAACGGAGTACGACCTTCGTCCTCATCCGCGGCACGTTGGAACTCTTCCTCGTAAATAGATTTTAAAATCTGAATACGCTCGGGAGCCCGCTTGACCGCAATGTAGTACGCCAAGCCTGCGGCCATACAAGGGAAAAATCTAAAGGGAAGATCCGTTGTGTTCACCAAAGAGTCAGCGTCTTCAATCCTGCGGACGTAGTAGTAGACCAACTGATCCGTTGAGTTCTCAGGCACCGCCCAAAGGTTAATGACAGGCGAGATCTGCCTGTTCAACCA